AAGTATCACTCCATCGTACATATGTATCAAAGAATGCTGGAGAAAATTTCTCTGGTATTACTTTGTATCCACGATTTTCTAACTCAAGAGCATATACGACCATCATAAGTGAAGTCATTGGGTTGAGTTTTACTTTGAACTGTTTTGGAGTAGATTTCATCAAATCCATTGCAAAATTTAAAACTGAATTTATACGTTTTGCATCTTTGAATCTTCCAGCATATATACCATTTGGTGTTTGAATTGACTCTACCCAATCATGGTGTTTATCTTGAGTAATACCATTTTTCCAACCATTCATAATGAAAAATATAAGGGATGATAACCATTCATCAACTTCCATTCTTCCACCCAAAGTAAATTTTGAAGAAAAGTGAGTCAAGTATTCTTTCTCTTCACCTTTTACTATTTTGGTATATCGTTCAAATACTGAGTGTGGGTTAAGTTTGCGAGTTTTGTCTCCACGAGCAGTATCACGAACATAATCTGAATAGAAACCAAGAACAGCATTTCGTAGTTCTTGGGGTTTCATCTCATTAATGTTGTTAAGAATTTTGATAAACAGAAATGCAGTTTCTTGGTCTGTCAAATCTTCATACCATTTACATGAGATACGATAGTTGAGAATACGTTGATAAACTTTTGGATAAGTGTCTTGCAAATCTTGTGCATTCATCCCACTCAAATCACAACCATCAACCACCAATCCTTCTGGTAATTTATAATCACCATTTAGAAAGTCCATGATTGCTCTCATGCGCTGTTGTCCATCAATTATTTCAAAACGATATTCACCATCTCCAATTTCAATAACACGAATATGTATTTCTGGAATACCAGCATATGTGTTAATCAAAATAGTAAGCATTAAATCTTGTTGCCACTTTCGTGTGGAAACTTTCTCACGCTGATATGCTCGGTTTTGTGTGTTGATATTTGTTGCAGTAGACATTAACCATGAAACACTAATGTCTCCGTTGTTACATTGTACGTCTGACTTGCCAAAGTAATCTGTTGCATTCTCGCAACTATAGTTTAAATCGCTCATCGCAATCTCCTTTAACATTTGCTCACACCATTGCGAGCATTCTAGTTTAGATTTAATGTAGTCCCATCTTTGGAACTTCAATAATTTAATAGTATCATAAGATTCGTTGTTTGTCAATACCTAATTATCGGATTATATCAATTTTATCCATTGTATCTTTATTCCAAACCTCTAATTCTTTTCTTACTCTACCATCAGCAATAATATTATTGTATCTCTTGGTTGCAAGTTTTTTCCACCAAACAATAATATTATCAAGTTCGAATCTATCATAATTTTCTGCCTTTGTCAAGACATTTGTTTCCCCTAATAGTACATTTCTTGCATTTTCATATCCATAGGTTGACATATAGAATCTCTTCTGTGTAGTTACATCACTCGCCTTTGCAATCTCTTTACTGAATAGTTCAAATGCTTTACTATCATGTTCCTTGAGTGAAGATTTAATTATACCAACCATCTTCGTCTGCATCTTGAGTTTTCTACTTGATGCACCCTTGTGTATTAGTTCTTCACCACCATTTCTTTCGGTAAACCACTCCTTTATTTCTGGATATATTTCTTCTCCAAGTGTCAATAAAAACTTAGATTGAGTATCTCCCTTGTAACGTAAGAATGGACGCATACCATCATACATGGATGCACCTTTGATATTACCATAAAGAGATGTGGTTTCGAAAAGACAAAACTCTGTATCATATTTTTGGTTTAACATTCTACGACTTGCATGAGAACAACAGATGGCTGCAAGTAATTTACCACCTAGACAGTTATATCCAAATGGTTGAACTGGAACAATATTGAAACCCATGATTGCACGTTTGTTAAATATATCTAAGTCTGGTATACCACCAAGAAAATCATTACGAGGTTTTGAGTTGATGAGTGGAGAACCATAACGAATAAAACCAACTATTGTATTGGTATTCGTTTCTTTAACTACAAGTTTCAAAGTCTTGCCTGGATTCTCATCTGGACTAAATGATGCAGTTTTCTCTAGTAAAGTATCAAATAGTTTTGTAGGTATCTGAACTACTTTGAAGTCCATGTCCTGTGGATGCATATCAAACTCTTGAAACAAATCATCTTCCATACTCATACCAGGCAGTGGTGATGGTATATTCTTTACTCTCTCAATCTTTCTTGCACGAAAATAATCATCAATGCGATTGAAGTCACGAAAGTATTTCATCAACTTTGTAGCTGCATATATCGAGTCTTCTCTATTCAATATCATCCAAAGAAATCCTCTAGTGTTCCTTGTGTTCCGTAACTCTCGTCTATTCTCCAGAGAATTTTTTCTGTAATAAACTTGAGTGGTTCAATAAAACTCTTCTCAAACTGTAGAGTATAGTCTACTTTGCTGTGAAAGTCAAGTTCTTTTGGTAAATCTGTTATAAAAGATATTGCACTTGATTGATAGATGTTTGGTAGTTTTAGGTGTATAAACTTAATCTTATCACCCTCTTGAATATAAGGATACTTATGACTTAGTTTTTTCTTCTTAACTAAATGATTATACAGAATACCACCTTTACAATGTATGGGAGCACCTTTTGCAAACAAAGTATTTGTTGATGAGAACTTTGATAGACCATTAACACTTCTTGGGTATGCGATATCCTCTGGTGGTAAATTCATAAACTCTTCCCTAAATTCTTGTATAAATGTATTTAGCATCTTTTCATCACCACTCATTATAATCTTGAGTGCATCTTTAATCTTCTGTCTGCAAGGTGCAGGCGTAGATGACTTAACAGCTTCAATCCCCATGATCTTGAGTTGTGGTTCTTTATATCGAACACCTTCGACATCCCATGCATTGAGAATATATCTTTTCTTCGCTGTCCATATACCCTTGTCTGCAATCACCTCACGTTTCATCTGCATCTTCTGTGCATAAGCATTTGTATAGTCTGCAAGTTCTTCATAAGATTTGTCTATGAATGGTTCTAGTTTTTCATTTGCAATCACATCTAAAAAGTCCACTGGATTTTTAGGATTGAACTTTTCTATCAACTTGTCAAATGTCACATAGATTGAATCTGTGTCAGATGCGATCACATAATCTTCATTCTCTGTGTCCAGTAGTTTATTCATATACTCGTTGACCTTGTTCTCAATCCAACGAATAGACAACTGACCAGCAGTTGTGATACCCTCTGCGATAAGTAAATCATAATATCGAAACCACTCATTACCAATCGCACCATAAGCAGAGTTAAGAGATATCTTCTTGGCCATCTGAATGTTGTGATACTTTGATATGTCTTTGAGAAGTTTAGGGTCTTTGGTATTCTCATATTCTTGTTTAGAATGTAACATAAGTTTCTTATACTTCACTCTGTCGTTGTACATTGTTTCCATAATCTCTGGAAGAAACCCTTTTTTAGTTGTATTAAACAATGCACCATTTGGTGTAAGAGTTTTTGTTTTCATAAAAGATGTGTCTGTTTCTTTCTTTAGCAGTTTGTCAACAGACATACCTTTAATTTTTTCTTGTGAAACAAGTGTCTCTGAAGAAATATTATACTGCATAATTAGATGTGGATATAGTGAGTTTAAGTCAAAGGACATAACCCAATTGTGCATACCAACTTGTGGGTCTTTTACATATGCACCCTCAAACTTTTCTGACTTTTTATCTTTTTTACTTTTTTGTGGAATCACTATATTCTTACCACGCAAATAATTGTATATAAGAATATCCCAATATTTAACAGAACCAAGAACGTCCATATAATTTACTTTTGCATCATAGGCCATGGTCAAAAGAAGTTCAATTAATCCCATCTTATCTTCTAGTTTATCAACAAGTTCAACGTCTGTGATGTTATATTCAATAAATGATTGATAATCTTTTGTATACCAATCACGAAATGTTTCATATGGGTTGCCATCTTTACGTTCACCTAACTCGACATATGCAATATGGTCAAGTCGATATGACTCTTGACTTGTATATGTAAACTTTCTGTAAAGGTCTAGGTAGTCTAAGTTTGCAACGCCTTGTATATCATAGATTTGATGTGTTCTACCCATTTTAAATATATCACGACTAGATACACTTTTCCAAGGCGATAGTCGATTTACTTCATCTTTACCACAAAGATTGATGATACGATTACACAGATAAGGAATATCAAAGAACTCTGTATTCCAACCTGTGATAATATCTGGTTGATTTCTTTCCCAGAATACAAGAAATTCCTGTATCAAATGACGTTCAGTTTCACACTCAATATAGTCTACATCTTCACGATTGTTTTTAAAGTCACCAATACCCCAGACAACTATTTCTTTTGTCTGGTGGTTTTTGATAGTGATTGACAATAAAGGTTCAATAGCATCTCTTGGATTAGGAAATCCATTCTCACACTGAGTTTCAATATCAATGGTAACCATCAACAACTTTTCTATA